GTTTGCGAGGACGAGTTCTACACTACCCGCCGCCGGAATGTCACGATTCAGGGAAAGACCACGCTCGCGGCGGTCCTGAAAGCCTGCGGCCTGCAGGTGGGATATGCCGCGACGCTGACCCTCGAGGCATTCCCTGCGGACAATAAGCCCGTGGCGTGGGTCCTGGGACAGTTGCAGACCAAGTACGGCCTGGCGGTATGGTTCGACCTCGAGGGGCGTGTCTACGCCTGCGAGCCTTACAAGGTCGTCGGCGATGCCGTGAAATACCGCCTGCGCTACAACGTGGTGAAGGACGACGATCTGAAATATCAGCGGGCCGAAGACGTGAAGCTGAAGATCAAGGCCGTGTGCATCTACAAGGACGGGACGAAGGTCGAGGCCGAGATCGGTCCGAAGGACGGGACGGAGAAGAAGCTGTACTTCTATGACGTGAAGGATCAGCAGGAACTGGCAGCCCTGGCGGCGGCAGAATTGAAGCGATACAGCTACGACGGTTATGCAGGCAGGATCACCGCCTTCCTGCAGCCCTATGCCGCCCCGTGCATGGTGGCCGAGATCGAGGACGAGGTCTACCACGAGCGGGACGGACGGTATTACATCGAAGGAGTAGAAACAACCTACGGGACGGGCGGAGCACGCCGGACCGTGGAAATAGGGATAAAAATATGAGCAGTGAGAAAGAGATACGCGAGGTCCGCATGATGTTATCAGAGCGGTTGCGCAATGCGGCAAAGGCGGCCATGTACGGCACGGTCAAAAGTGTCGACGAGAACGCCAGGACGTGCGACGTGCAGATCGGCGGCATTGTTTACGAAGGGGTGCTGCTGTACTCCGTCGAGAAGGAGAACCTGCGCGGGAGGGTGCTGATCCCCAAGAGGGAGAGCGCGGTGATCGTCGCCCGGATCGACGCGAGCGACCGCTTGTATGTGGCGTTGTTCTCCGAGATCGACAAGGTGGTCTTCACCCTCGGGGATCAGGTGACCATGACCTGCGATGGGGAACGGATCGAGGCCTCGGCCCCGAAGATCGTCCTGAACGGCGGCGAGCTGGGCGGACTGATCAACATCGAGCCGCTCACCCGCAAGATCAACGACCTGATCGAGGCCTTCAACACGCATACACACACCATTCCCTCGGGAGCGGTGGCCGTGACCGGAAGCGCATCGGCGCAGAACAATCCCAAGCCCGTAGAGGTTCCCGCCCCGGCATCGAAGCACGACAAGGTCCGGCGCGGGGATTATGAGGACACCAACGTAACGCACTGATACGATGATCGACATTTTACAGACTTCGACGGGAGACGTGGAGCTGTCCGACGATCTGATCCGGACCGAGGCGACGGAGCAGCACAAGCGGGACCTGCTGCTGGCAAGCCAGGGCGATTTCAAGGAGGCGCCCACCGTCGGCGTCGACTGTGTATCGTTCCTGCATGACACCGATCCGGCGGACTTCCTCCGAACCGTGCGCAAGCAGTGCGAGCGCGACGGAATGCGGGTCGATGCCGTGGACTACGCTACGGATGGAACATTGACGATAAGCGCAGAGTATGACGACAGCAACAGTTAAGGCCCGGCAGACGGTCTACGACATCGCCCTCGAGCAGTATGGAACCTGCGAGGCCGTGGGCGAAATCCTTGCCCTGAATCCGCAGATCGCCAACGATCCGGAAGCCCTCGTGCAGCTGGGGATCGACAGCATCGGCGAAACGGGGTTTTACCTGGACGTGGCCGTTGCACCGGGGACGCAGCTGCGCATCGACGACGAAAGCGGCCTGATGCGCAAGAACACGCTCAAAGAGTTGGGAAACGACATAACAACCTACCGATATGGCCAGAACGATTAACGACATACAGCAGTCGATCATCACCGACCTGCAGACCTATTTCCCGAAGCTCTCGACCTCGAAGGTCGCCGAGTGGCGGCTGTGGACCTATGTGGTCGCAGCGGCGATCCACGCCTTTGAAATAATTCTCGATCTGTTCCGTCAGGAGGTTGACGAGCTGACGGCCAAGATCACTCCGGGCACCAAATTGTGGTATGCCGAAATGTGCTACCGTTTTCAGAACGGACATACACTGGTATTCGACAAGAACACGGCGCAGTTCTACTACGAGCAGGACGACCCCGACAGCCGGATCGTGAAGGTCGTGGCCGTGAACGAGGTCTATAAGATGATTTCGATCCGCGTGGCCAAAACCGACGGAGAGGGCCGGATCATCCCTCTGGACGACAGCGAACGCCGCAACCTGGCCGACTACATCGACACGATCCACACGACGGGTATTCCTACGACGATCGTAAGCACGACTGCCGATACGATACGTTACAACCTGGAGGTGTACTATGATCCGGCGGTCCCCTCGAGTGTCGTGCGTGAGCAGGTCGGACAGGCCCTCGAGACGTTCAAGACCTCGCTGTCATTCGATGCCGTATTCTATGCCCAGCGGCTCGTAGACGCCGTCATGCACGCCGAAGGTGTCGTGACGGTAAAGGTCGTAAGGCTCGAGCATAAGACCAGCGCCGGGGCGGACTTCGCCCCCGTCGATGTGTTGGCCGAACTGGCCGCAGGGTATTTCGAGTACGCAGCCGAGGGGAACACGCTGACCCTGACATCTACCAAATCGCTATGAGGAACTATAAGATAGACTTCCGGAACCAGGTGCGGCAGCTCCTGCCGGAACACAAGCGTCAACCCGTCCGTCTGCGGATTCTGCGGGCCTTTGTAAAGCCGCTGGCGGACCTGTTCGCCGCCTTCAGCCTGTGGCGCGACGAAACCCGTAAACTGCTCAACGTGACCAATCAGGAAGGAGTGCTCGAACAGTTCCTGCGCAACAAATACGGAGCGGCGGACATCACGATCGAATCCTACCGTGAAACGGGGTTTGCGGTCGGGATACGCTCCGAAGGTGTGGGCGTGGCAGTCCCCGTGGGACTGAACAGGGGCGAAGGTACTCCGGCGGTAGTATCGCTCCGGGGAGAGAACCGCGAGCAGTTCGGGGATGTGGACTTCATCGTCCATGTTCCGGCAGGTGTCGATGCCGAACAGATACGGGCTGACATCGAGAAATACAGGGCTGCTTTAACAACGTATAAAATAGACCAAAGATGAAAAGACAAACACAAGTGCTCGGCGTCCGTAACTGGTACGGCGATGCGTTCGTATCACTCCAGGAGGAGCCGCTGAAGGTGATCGACGGCTTCTTCTCCCAGTACGGGGCTTTTGTCCTTTCCGGATGCGAGGTGAAGGCAAACGGCAGCAAGTACGACATAGCGCCCGGTCTGGTCGTGCTCGAAGGGTCCGGGGCCGACAATGCGACGGTCAAGGTCGTCGTGCCCTTTGCCGGGATTACTGCGACAGCCCTGCCCGTCTACCTCACACTGGGCTACGAGACCGAAACGGATGTCTACAACGACGGCAACGTCAAGCCCATCGCCCACATCTACAAGGCTGTGGCAACAACCGTAAAACCTGCGGGCAGCTATGTGCAGATCACCCGGGACGGCGGCGTGCGGTTCATCGACGCGATTCAGGATGCTACACATCGGCTTATCACTGATAACGAGCGCACTGCCTGGAACAAGGCCATTCAGGACGTAGCGAAATATACACCATTCGATTACGTTGTGGATAGCAACGCTACTTTGGCTGGACTGAACAACAACCCCAATGCGACGTGTGTTCTGATCAAGAAAGGGACATGGACGGCTCCATCAAGTGGCATTCTGCTGCATCCCAATACCAAACGGATTGTTGGACAGCCCGGAAGCCTCGTCCAATATGCAGGTAGTGATTCATGCTTAAAGTACAGCACAATTCCAAGTTTAGAGAGTGGTTACAGCGCCCATGGAGTATGTGTAAAAACGACGGGACAAGGTCACGGATTTGTAAATATGGTTAACTTGGAGGACTGCAAGTGCGAGGGTGCTGATATTTATACGCCAGATGATCCCTATTGTTTCTTCAATTGCAAGAATCTGATCCGTTGCTCCATATTTATCCACTCGAAAAGTCATCAGGCTTGGGGGTTTATGGAGTGCGAAAATATGCTGCAATGCAATGTAAGATCAGATGAATATTCGATTGATTCGATTGGAATCTATCATTGCAGAAACCTTACTCAATGTATCAGCGATGGCGGTATACATTTCAGTTACAATGTATTCATGTGCCAGAGTAGTAGGTATGAATACAGTTATTTCAGCTCCACCGATAATGAGAACTACAAATGTGCCGACACAATGAATGGAGGCTGGAATAAGATCATTACGGCATGATCGTCATTCACAACAACCTGATTCCGCTGGGCAAGGCCCGGACAATCAACTTTTTCGGGGTCCTGTTCACCAAGAACAAGAACCTGACACCAAAAACAGAGAACCACGAAGCCATACACACCCGGCAGCAGATCGAGTGGCTGATCCTCTACGCGACGGCGCTCCTGGTACTGATTCCTGCCTGCGGATTATCCTGGCGGTGGCTCTGTACTGTGCCGATCTGTTACCATGTCATCCTGTACTGCACCCTTTGGGCCCTCGAATGGTTGCTGCCGCCATACGACACGGCATACCGAGACATAGCCCTTGAGCGGGAGTGTTACGACAACCAGGCCGATCAGATGTATCTGAAACGCCGCAAATGGTTCGCATGGGTTAAATACCTGTTTAAACGACCTGTAAAATGATACCGAAATTACCGATATATGCCAAAGGCGACAGCATGGGGATTGCCGTATATCCGACGGGAGTTTCTCTCGAAGAGGTGGAGATCGACATGTTGGTTTACACGACCGGGAACGGGCCGAGAATTTACGGATCGACGCAAGGCAGCGGGCTGCCGATCGTCAAAGGAACAGATCGGGCTGTGTTCAATATCCCATCCTCGGAAACCGGAAAACTCGATGCGGGTATCGCAACGCTCGAAACGACCTATACTGTAAAGGCGTCAGGTTATAAAAAAACGTTGACCAACCGATTACTTATACTTACAGATACAAAAATAATGGATTTTTATGGATGATAAACTAACCCATATTATCCTGACAGATCATGCTTTGCGTTATGGACTGGACGGAAAGTCGGCCTATGAGATCGCACAGAAGTATGGTTATGAGGGAACCGAACAGGAATATGCAGAAGGACCTGTCATCGCAAAAGACAAAGCTAATAAGGCTGCTGATAGTGCGGATAAGGCTGCTGAACGTGCAAAAAAATCAGCCTCAAACGCCGACCAGCAGGCTGCGCGTGCGAAATCTCTGGCCGACCACCCTCCGAAGATCGTGGATGTCGACGATACGAATTACTGGGCCTTCTGGAATGAAGAGGCGAAAGACTATATCACCTCGTCCGTCCGCTCGGATGGCGGTCCGATCTTCGCTACGTTCGACATTGATCCGGCGACAATGCTTTTGGGCGTGAATTACCAGCCCGGCTACGGCCATGGTTCCGAGTTCGAACTCAAGGATGATGGGCATTTGTATTACGAAATTAACGACTGACAGATATGGCAAAGACAAATTTAGGGAAAGTGGGCCTTACGCCCAAAAAGGCGTATTCGGCGAGCATTACATACGAGCGCCTGGACTTCGTTACAGCGGGCGATTCGTCCTATGTTTCACTCCAAGATAACAACCTCGGACACCCGGTGACGGATGGGGCTTGGTGGCAGGTTTTGGCCTCCGGGGCCGCTTCGACGGAAGCCGCAACCGCCGCCCTCGACGCTGCCGCCAAAGCTCTCGAAGCCGCCGCAGCGGCCGCCCCCGTTGTGGTCAATGTCGAGGGTGCGGATGTCACGATCAACGTCGAAGGCAACCACAAATACATCTGCGGGGAGCTGACCTCGCTGAAGATCGGGACCGTGGAAAAATCGGCCCGAACTTCGGCGATCTTCTTCACATCGGGAAACGTTGCCACGGAGCTCACCTGGTCGGATGACCTCGTGGACATCATCGGCTACAAGACCCCGGCGCCGAATCGAGCCTACGAGATCAATATCGAGGAACTCCGCGCAATCATCGAGTAGCCATGGATCGCAGACGAAGTTTGTTGAAGATCGCCGCGCTGCGCAGCGAACGCGAGCAGCAGGTGGGGGTGAATTGCACGAAAGGGTATCTTGAATCGACGGATGCCGGGCTATTGTTCGACGGTCCGCGGAGTATGGAGTGCTTCTTTAATCTCCGCCAATCTGATGGCACTCAACGACCGGCACAATTCTCAACCTCGATGCTAGCTATCGCCGTCACGCCAATGGATGCGATAATGTTCCACTGCGGAGATAAGTCGCTACAAGTGAGTCGGGTGACAATAGGTGACGATATACATGCCGTCATATCCTATGATGGAGCAACTGCGATGTGTTATATCAATGGCATCGAGGTAGGTGCTATGCAACCAACAGCATACACGCCGAGCGCGTTATTCCGCATTGGAGATCCGTTACATATTACTAAAAGCCCGGTCCATTTTTGCCGTCATTTCAACTACGCCCTTTCCGCGGAAGAAGTAGCGGCCCTCTACAACGACGGTGATCCCGCTGGGTATATCGTACCCAAGTCGCGCAGGTTACAGGCTACCCCGTATATACGTCTAATGGCTCCTATGACGACCGATGGTTGGTCGTCATATAATGCGCAATCTATTCCTCCAACTATTGTAGACGGCGCTTTAGCTGTGACATATCCAACAGAGACTGGGCAGGGATATAATAATGGAATATGGCGGCGGCTTTCTGTGAATGTAGAAAATGAATGCTATTTTTTGCTGAAATTCAAAGCTAAAGCAGACGATGACAACACCCGTATCGCTTCTTTCGTCGGAGTGGGATCCGGGCTGCCGTATTACAAGCATGATGTCATTGCATCAACATCGTTCACTGAATATTATGCGGTTTTTAAGAATACGAGAGGAGTGCCTATGACCTCTATCGGATTCTACCCTATTTTCAACACTTCCGGAAATGGTAAATTCTATATCAAAGATGTTAGCGTCACCTCCATAGGGCTCATCGCCGAGTACCTGCCGCAGAACCTTGTGGGACAATGGCATGAGAAACCGTTTGAGATTACGGGTATAACTACCTATACATGGACCGGAGAAACCGATCCTGTTTACTATCAAGAGCTTTTATTGGGCAGATTTATTCAAACGGGAGCGGTCGTGATGATTAAAGGTTCTGTGTCCGATTATCAAAGCGGAGAACCTTTTGTATATGTAGGGAATAGGCAGGCGATGATCCCTGCGCAAAATGGGAGTTTTACGCTCAAGGTCATCAACAACCGGGACAATATCGACCGTATCTATTATTATGGCGGGACTGTGAGATCTGATCGACGGTTGACGATTACCATAGATAGTGTCGAGCTGATTCCCGATGTAGCCTTGTCCTGGCTCGACAGCGCCAAGCAGTTCCCGCTGAATGATGAATATCTTCCGCCGCTTTTGCAAAGCGACGGTGGGTATGATTTGGCCGCGAACGGTACGCCGCAGATAATCATCAAATAAACCGAAAACATGAACAACTACGCAAAACTGATCGACGGGCGTCTGAAGTACGCCCCTACAACAATCAGGACCGCCGACGGGCTGGTCTGCAACCCGCGTCCGGACAAACTGATCCCGCTTGGATACAAAGAGGTGATCTTCGACGAGCAACCTGAACCATCCGATCCGCCGAAGCATTACCGGGAGGTCTACACAGAGGAAGATGACCGCATTCGGGTCGGCTGGGAGGAGTACGCGCCCGAACCGGAGCTGATGGCGAATCCCGAACAACTCCGAGAGGCCGCCTACCGCGCCGAGGCGGACCAATACCTGATGGCCTACGAGGGCTATCTGGCCGAGGGCAAGATACTCGAAGCCGACGAGCAGAAGGCACTCTATCTTGCCAAGAAGGCCGAGATCAGGGAGCGGTTCCCGGATAAGTAACCTGTCGGTCGAGCTCTCAAAATACCGCAAATATATGAAAAGACTTATCAATAAACTCGTCGGATGGCTCAACGCCATTGCCAAGGACAAATACCAGCACTTCGCAGTCGGGGCGGTCATCGCCTCCGCGGCGTTGATCGTGGCCGTGCCGTTGGGCGCCTGGTGGCGGTGGCTGCCTTTGATTGTGTCGATGATCGCCGTCCTGACGGCCGCCGTTGTCAAGGAGCGCAAGATCGACCCGAAAGCCGACATGCAGGACATTCTATGGACGCTCGCAGGAGGAGGTATGGTGTGGCTGGCAATCTTGGCTGCTATTATTTTTGGATAAATATACCCCAAGTTACTACAATTATAAATAGAGATAGGGGGTAATCCAAATTTAAGGGACGTTTAAGCATGTTTTAAACGTCCCTTAAATTTTGCTTTTTTTGTCGATATTTCAAGATCGGAGGTTGAAATCCGATTATTTCAAAGTGGAATTTTCGAAATGCCGATTATACCGGGTTTGCAATAGACGCCTGTCGTGACTGCCGATTTCTTTCCGTCGATGCTGATCCGGCAGAGGACGGCGGTCGTGCCGTCCGATTTCACCTTGTTACGGTTGATGTAGAATAAGAGCTTGAATGTACTGCGCATGATAATGATTGTTTAGGGATTAAAGGATAAGTTTCAAATCGCGGGTTGCCTCGACGAACCTGTCCATGTCCTCGAACAGCTTCTTCGGGGTTACGCGCGCGTATATCTGGGTGGTCTTTATGTTGGAGTGTCCCAGCATTTTGCAGATGGTCTCTATCGGCACTCCCTCCTCGAGCGTGACCAGCGAGGCGAAAGAATGCCGTCCCATGTGGTAGACAAGGTCCTGGCTCAGCCCTGCCATCAGGCGCAGGGATTTCATATTGGCCCTGAGCGTGTGGTAGTCCTGCGGCGGGAAAAGAGTCTCGCGGGTATCGTCCCGGTATTTCTCAATCAACGCGACGGCTTCCGGAAGCAGCTTGACACGTCCGAGGTAGTCGGTTTTCTTTCGCTGGTATTTCAGCCAGAGGCTGCCCTCGTCATCCCGGAAGAGGTTCTTCCGGGTGATGCTTACCGCATCGGCATAGGCGGTGCCGGTGTAACAGGCGAAGAGGAAGAGGTCCCGGGTGATGACATGTGACCTGCGTTTTTCCGGTATCTCCAGATCACGCAGCTTCTCGAAATTCTCACGGCTGAGTGCTTTCGGTGTTGTCTCCTTCTGCTTGGGCAGCTTGAAGTGGCAGAAATGGTATTTCTCCGAGTGGCCCTCCTTGTAGGCGATGCGGCAGATCTTTTTCAAGATGGCCAGGTAGCCGCGAAGCGTGTCCACGGCATATCCCTTTTCCAGAAGGATGAAATCCTGATAGTCGCGGATGAACTGCTCGTTGAGCTGCCCGAAGACAAGGTCCGGAACCTTGAATTTCGCCTTGATGAATTCGGAAAGCGTGCGGTAGGTGAAGAGGTAGGTCGAGAGTGTGGTGGGCGCACGGTCCACACCGACACGGGCCTTCATTTCCCCGTTATGCCGGTCGAGAAGTTTGAGCAGGGTCATCTGCATGCCCGCATTGCCCTGGAACATGTCCCTGACCGCGGCGGCATCGAAATCCCTTTTTCTTTCCATGAGGGAATTGAAGGCCGAGTGTACGGCAAGCAGCAGTCTTTCTATTTTTTCATTGGTCTCCACCGCTTCCCGGCTCTTGCCGTTCAGCCGGCTCTCACGCGCGTTCCACAGCCCGGGGGTGCAGGAGAGCTTGCAGCTGAACTGCGCCATCGTGCGGTTGAGGGTGATCCGTCCCATGATCGGGGCTTTGCCGGTCTTGTCCGGCTCGCTCTTTTTCAGGTAGAGCAGCACCTTGAATTTTTCCACTTTCATAACGCTCTTTTTTAGGTTGTAAAAATACTCCTTTGAAAAGCGTCCTTTGGCATGCAAAACATTGAGAAACAGTGAATACAAATCCGCTTTGTTCTTATCGGTAAAAATTCGGTTACCTGCCGTCGTTTCCGAAACAGGCGGCTAACAGTCTGGTAACTGAAACGTCGCAATATTTTGTTTTCTTTTGCAGGTCTGTCTGTTCTGCAATTCTCGCAAAATGCTTAATTATAAACGTTTTACGTTTAATTATCGTCATTCTGTTTTTTATTGCATTTCTAAATATTACTTATACAGCGCGGCATACCTTCGCCACGACGGTTACGCTCACGCAGGGCGTACCGCTGGAAACGGTCAGCAAGATGCTGGGGCATAAGCGGATCACCACGACCCAAATCTATGCTAAGATCACCAATGATAAAATCGGACAGGATATGGCGGCATTAAGCGAGAAACTCAGCAGCGTCTTCAAGGTCGCACGGTAATGGCCTCCTATCTTACAGCTAATTCGATTCCCGATCTTACTTCGTCAATAGCAGGGTAATTTTCGATGTAAGTTTTCCCGCCGGCAGGGAATTTATCGTCAGAGATGGAAATATGCAAGGCCATGCGAATCGCCCGAGGGGCGAGCCTTGCATATTTCCATCCCCGGCGTTTTGCTGGTCGCTACCGTCGGAAAAGGCGACATTCTGCGGCTCCTGACGATCCGGTTCTGATGTTCAGCCGCGAGCGGCCTGCCCGTTCGACGGCCCCTTCCGTCCTGCTATCTGCCGTCGAAATACCCCGCTTTTTCAAAACGGCCGTCTGTTGTTCTTCTTCTCGTGGAGATAATTCAACTCGTCGCTGTAAATGTCCATGACGAACCGCAGCATATTGTCGGCCAATGCCGTAAGCCTTGTCGTATCGTCTCCCAGCAGGTGGAGGATTGCCGACACTTTGCACTTGGTTTGGGTACTGACATAGATCGCAGAGCGATTACGGCAATCCACCGGAGCGAAGAACATGCGTTCGAAATCCGGAAGCGCGAGCTTTTTACGCCGGAATCCGGCCGACTCCTTTCCAGTAGTCGTTTGGGTGTCGACGTCTGTTTTCTCAGCAGTCGGTGCCGATGCTCCGGATACCGTTTCCGATGTGTTTCCCTCGGGAGTGTCCGTATCTTCCTCTTCCGGTTCGGGAATCCTGCGGACGACTTTCGAATCCAAAGGGGCCTGTCCGGCGATCATCTGACGCATCAACTCCTCGTCGACTTCGATACGGGGATGTTTAGAAGGATTGGGTGCAGGTTTGTCTGTTTCTTTCAATGAATCCATGGTGCAACGTTTTTGAGATTGATTGTTAGCTATACGGTCGTAAAGCGTGTATGTTTGGTTTTATGTTTTAAACCATTCAAAATATCGTTTTCCGTTTCATGCGGTTTATATCGGGATAACGGCCGGCGAATCCATAGGAACCAGTCCGGCGATCATCCGACGCATCATCTCTTCGTCGACCTCGATATGGGGACACTTTAAAGGTTTGGGTGCGAGTTTGTCTTTTTCTTTTAATGAATCCATGGTACAACATTTTTAAGATTGAATGTTCGTTTTGCAGTCGTAAAGCATGTGTGTTCGGTTTTATGTTTTAAACCATTCAAAATACCGTTTTCCGTTTCATGCGGTTTATATCGGGATAATGAACGGAATAAGAAAACCGACCTTTCATGCTGCAAGATACAACCGGGTGAAATACCTTGGTTCCGATGTCCGCTCCAGACCGCTCCAGTCCGCACCGATGGATTTTTTTTGCCCTGTCCCGTCCTGAAAAAGGTTTACAAAAAAGAGTAAATCTTATGCAGCAAAAAACGAATTCAGACTTATCGCGTCA